TGTTCTTGGTAGCCTATCTCCTACAGATAAGCAAGCTGTAGCAGAACAAGTTAAAGTGGCTGCTAACCAATACATCTATGGTACGCAGGCTCACGGCGATAAAGCTAAGCAGTTTTATGACGAGTATGTAAAAGCGTTTGTACAAGGTGTTCCCGGACTGGATGTTAACGCATCTAAAGTTGTGTTTGCAGATGTTACTGGTAATGCTCCACTACGTGTTGTAGCTAATCGTGTACCTCGTGCAAATCTTACACCTACTGAACGCCGTTCTTATGACAACTATGTTCGTGTAGCTAACCAACCTTCAGCAGTGAACAATGCTTTATCTGCCATTGACGAGATGCTACGTGTTCAAGCTGATGTAACAGGTATGTCTACACAAGAACTACGAAAAGAATTTATCTCTGCATTTACTAAAGGTAAAACTGTAAGTGAGGGGCGTACACAAGAGTTTGTACAGGCGGCTACTCAACAACCTTCTGGTAAGCGCACTGCAAATATGGCTGACGTAGCTAGGTTTGCAGCAGAAAGAAAGATGAGTATTGACGATGCTGTATCTCAGCTTGAAGCTGACGGTGTTGATGTTATTGGGCAGTAATATGAGTATTTGGGAAGACTTTCAAAAATTCATTGGTATGGGACAGCAACAAACACAACAAGTTGCTGCTCCTACTCCTGCTCCTGCACCAGAGCCTGCTAAGCCAGACTACTATCAACGCCTAGCTATGGCTGAAAGTAGTGGTAAAGCTGAAGCTAAAGCTGCTACTAGTAGCGCCGCTGGCCTATATCAATTCACTGAAGGTACTTGGAAAGAGTATAACAAGAAGTATGGATTAGGGCTTAAACTAGATGATAGATTTGATCCTGCTAAATCTAAACTTGTTGTAGAGAAGTTTACTGAAGATAATAAGAAACAACTTAAACAACACTTAGGTACTGATCCTACTGACACTGATTTATACGCTGCTCATTTCTTGGGTGTATCTGGTGCTAAGAAATTCCTTAGTGCTGCGCCTAAGAAACTAGCAAAGGATGTGGTTACTCCAGACCAGTATAAAGCTAATAAGTCTATATTCTACGACTCAAAAACTAAGAAACCTCGTACAGTAGCGCAAGTGTACGGGTTGTTACAGAAGAAAATTGGGGAATAAAGAAAGGGGCACTAGGCCCCTTTTCTTATGTCTTACTAATAATGAAACCAAAGCTTTGCATTACAAGCATGGTAGGGTGTTCACCCCTTCGGAATTGTCCCTGCTTCCGCATATACTTGCGTAGGGCACTCCGTGCTTCGTTGTAGTTGCTGAACAACTGCTTCAAAGATTTTGGCATCCCGCCCTTGATTCGTTTGATTTTGTACATTTTGTTTCCTTTCTTCTTTAGCAATGAGATATTGAATGTTATGTAGACACTTATGTAAGTCTTCTAAAGGTTTACCCTTATCTTTATAGCGTAGTAAATATTTCAGGGCACTCGCTTCCCACCCATTCATATCATACGCCTCCCATACTTCCCAAGGTTGAATAGCACGTTCTTTGTAATGATTGCCACCGTACTGCGCTGCCATTACTTCTTCATACTTCATACATTCCTCGCTTCCAGCATAGCGTCGGCAATTCGGTATGCTAACCGCGCCGTACCGTGTATATTAGAGTCATCAACAAAACATGCATGAAATGCTTGCGCCGCAAAGTAGTCACGTAGACTCATGCCATCATGCTGATAGTGGTCTGCACATGGGAATGCTGGCCCACCCGGAATGTAACTCATGCCTTCTCCTTAAATAGTGCTGGAATACGCTTTTCTGCTTCTGCCTTTTCAATCTCTTTAGTTAGCAAAGAGATGAGTCCTTCTTGCAATAGTAGTTGCATCATACGTGGTTCTATGTCTCGCAACATAACGGTTGCTGATCCATCTTCATGCTCTTCCATCACTTCAATTTCCATTTGGTTTCTCCATAAAGCTATTACACAGTTGATGCACTTTACCATCTTCTGTGCGGAATTGCAACACTATTTCCATTGTCTTGTCAGTTTCATACACTTTCAAACGCACATAGCGCCTTAGCGCCTCCATCATCCGATAGCTTTCGTCGTTCGTCATTAATGCTCCTTAAACGTTTCTTTGCAGTGTGTACCAGCTTCTTTGCGTAGCCGGGACTTACACCTAGCAAGTTGCCAACCTCAGTATAACACAATCCCTCATATAGTTTTAGCCATACTGCACGTTGTTGTTTATATGGCAACTTAAACAAGTCATTCATAAGAAGACTAAGTGTTTGATTGCTTTCAAACAGTGTTTCAGGTGTCACACTAGTCACCCCCTCGACTTCTAAATTAAACGCCTTGTAGGGCCGTTTAGAGGCTGTGTTGATGGCAATTGTACATAGCCAAGTATAGAATCCACTTAACTCTTTCTTGTATGTGTGCAGATATTTGAATGCTGACACAAATACATCCTGAGTAAGTTCTTCTGCTGTGTGGTTGTCATGTACACGCTTCCTAAGAAACATGTACACTCGTTTCCAATACTTAGCAAATAGCAAGGAATAGCTCTTGCTATCCCCTGCTAACGCTTTAGTTATTAGTAACTCATCCTCACTCGCCACGGTCTTCAAACACCATGTGCGGCACTGCACGTACATTAGGATAGAGGGCTAGAAAATCCTCACGAGTAATGTCTTTACCAATGTTGACTTCTACATATGCTTCCTCTTCACGCTTTAGTCGTGCCTTAAGAAGATCGCAGTTAGGACAATTATCTTTTGTATATACAACTAGTGTACGCACATCACACCTCACAATTTCCAGATACACACGCCAGTTGCTGAGCACCTTCAACGTTGTCGTCAAACTCAACAAACTGTTCCCAATCAATAGCTGTAGGCATTGTAGCTGCTAGCTTATCATAAGTGGCTTTGTCAATTTCCTCATAGGGTGCTTGCTTATAAGTGCCACCATCCCAAGGTAGGAAACTAATGCCACTAATCTCATCAAAGTGTTCCCACACCCATGCACCTACAGAAGGCCAATCCTTCTCTTTAACATACACAGTGATGGAGGGTTTATGCTCACACCAGTGACGTTGATAGGTTAGCCATAGCTTTAGATGTGTGAAGCTGTCCAACTCATCACGAGTAATGCATCCGTCAGGACTCTTCATTGGAAAGCTAAACACAGTGGTGTCATGTGGCTTTAGGTGTTCCGGTTCTGAAGGTACTCCTTGAGACTGTAGAAAGGCAGTAATAGGGTCTTTGTTATCATTCCGCACACGGCGAATATAGTAATTACTGTGACGAGCATGAATGCCAGAGGCAGAGTCAACAAGTTGAGACACAGTACCAGAAGGTTTAACGCAAGTGACCGCAGCAGATTGCGGGATTCCAAGTTCATCTGCAAATTCCTTATTAGTAACGACAGCCAAATCACGTAGTTGTTCAAGACGTGATGACAGACCTTCGTCATTTACATTGTTCAATAACGGGCAGTCTAGGATGCCGGTGATGGATACACCTAGTAGACGCTCTTCCTCTGTGTTCTTCTGCCACACCTTTCTTAGATATGGAAATTCCGTAAGAGTAGACTGGAAAGTGCCAAGGATAGAGGCCAGTCTAACTTTTCGCTGTAGACTTGCTGCATCGTCACTGTCCCGCGCAACCACTTCCGTAAGGTTACAGAACTGATACGGACGTAAGATGATTTCGGAGCATGGATTAGTCCCAAAATCATAATTGCTGTCTCGCCTTCCGTGTTTATTAACAGTAGCCTTAGCTGCGGCTCGTGAGAAGATTCCTCGCTCACCAGAATAGGATTGGTACAACGCCAACCATTCTGACATAAATTCCCCAACTGAGGGTCGCTCATTATAGCTCGCGCTATTGTTTGCAAGGCTTCGTTGGCTCTCTCGCTCCCACCACTGACCGGCTTTAGCATGTCGCATCCTATCGTCACTTAGGTCACTTAAACTAATCATTGCTGATCGACGTACCCCACCAACAACAACGACTTCCCCAATCTTACACATAATGTCATGGCATTCCAAGCTGGTAAGTTTCCGACCTGACGCACCTTTAAATTTATTAGTAACAAATTCAAAGAGTTCAGTGAGGGGTTTAGGGCCGCTAGCTCGACCACCAAACGTCTTAAGTCGTGCCCCTGCCGCACGGACTTTGGTAACGTCCCACTTCGGTACTTCCCCGGAATATAGTAGGGCGATGAGTTGACGTAGTGACTTTGCCCAACCTGCTTTGCTGTCAGCAACAACGATAGTAGTATCGCTATTAAACATAAGCGCAGGTACTTCAGGTAGTTTGTTGACATACTTACTCTCCACTGAGAAACCAACACCAGTGCCACATAGCAAAATGTACATGGCTTCATCAAATGATTTAACATCATCTACAGGTAGGTAGCTACAGTTGTAGCCAGCCGTGTTGTCACGCTCTAGTGCCTCACCAGCGGTCATCACTGCACGCATAGATGGCATAACCTCACGAGATAGAATGGCATTGTACAAATCATTCTTCAGACTAGCAGGCATTGAATAGCTATTCTTCTTCTGTAGTTGATTGTCAATGAAATTGATATAACGCTCTACAGTTTCAGGCCAATGCTCACGCCGATTCTTCTCATCCAAGAAACGACTGTAGCGGCTCTTAGCAATGAATGTTTCGTAAATACCCATGTCTTTATTCATCTTCTAATTCCTCTTCGTTATAAAATGCTACTTCTACAATACCTAGATAAACAGTGAAATATACTCCGGGTGCAGGAGATACTTCAAAGCCTAGTGTAAATCCCGCCATTAATCTGAATGCAATTGAAAGCATACTTTCTTTCCTTCCTTAGCAAGGTTATACATATTACTAAGGATGAGTTTAGCATCGTCAGATAACATGTCATAAAATAGTGGGCCATACTTACCACTGCACACTACATAATCAAAGTCTTTAACTACGTGGTGTAGCCAAGCTTCTTCTTCATTCCACTCATCGGTCATCGCCACTACCTTTCAAAACATTACGTTCCTTACGGCTACGCAGCTTGTTAACATTACTAATAGCAACATCATCTAGAGACATACCATACTTCTTAGCAACCATTGCTACAAAGAACAATACATCACCTAGCTCTTTTTTTAGCGGCTCTAGCGGGACTTGTCCTTGGTTGTCCCTTACTGCTTTTGCGAACACGTCCAGTACTTCCCCCGCTTCCGCCCCCAGACCGTACACCAGATACTCTCGATTGTCTGACTCTGGTAGTAGAAACTGTTTCACCAGTTGTTGATATTCGCTTAGCGTCATTCTTTTCTTCCTTTGTCTTTACTTTGTGGCATGTCTTACACAATATTTGTAGGTTAGATTTCTCACAGAATAGGCGATCAATGTACACATCCCAAGAAACAAAACCAGTGAGTTCAACCACTGGTTCTTTATGATCTACTTCAACATCCTTGGAGGTAAACTCATCTTTACAACTAGCACACGTATAGTGCATAGCTAGCTTACCTGTCTTCTTATTTGTCTTCCTACCTACTTCAGCTTCCTTTAGGGCTTTCCATTTAGGAGGCCATCTACGCATTCCACCACGTAGTGTACTAGTAATGAAACTTCGATAGCGTCCTTCTGTCCATTCCCCGTCATTGCGCTTTACATCACCCACGGAATTACTTTTGTCCAAGCAGCGAAATGGTGCATAGTGCCGTTGCTGTCAGTGCATTTGCTGTACATTCCGTCCACACCCAAGAACTTGAATACATCGCCAAACGCAAACTCTTCACTAGCTGGTGGCACACTAACTGCATCTTGCGGTGCAAGCTTAAATAGTTGTCCAATTTGCAAATCATACAGTGCTTTCATGTCTGAAATGTCGATTTCATTTATCATGTTTTCCTCATTTAATATTCATCCATAGTCCAACTTGTGCAAAGGCATAACCAGTCCAAATCATGCCGTTTGCTGTCTCACCCTTCATCCATTGTAACACACCTACAATGAGGTAGCCTAGACCAGTTGCACCTACAATGAGATGTTCAAGACTCATCTTCTTCATCCGGTGGCAGTGGTCGATAAACAGTGTTCATTGTTTCAAAACTACCATCACTAAACTTCTTCAACACGCTACTAGTACGAACAATGTCTCGACCCCATACGTAGTGATCTACTGTGTGTACATGTGCAACCTCATGTCCGGGAAACATCTCTGTATCCCATCGTGGATTACCTACATAATATACCACTGGTTTAATTTTTACGGATTCCATACTTTCTCCATTGTTGGATAGCATTGTAGCAGAATGTGTTTACATTGCTCAGCTACTTCTCTGTGCTCTTTCTGAGTTGCCTTATCTGTCCGTACATCAATGTAATGTAGCCAATTGCGTAGCGTACCCTTCATATACATGCGGCTCATTGTAAGTCCCTCTGGTAGCAACTTACGTGCAACTTCTTTTGCAATACCTTTATCAAGTGCCTCATTGTATGCGCTGTCACACACACTAATGATTTCAGCTTGAATATCGTTCCACCAACTGTTTAGCAACATGTTGTCTGTCTCTAAAGAGTTCTGACGATTCTTGTGGTCTTGCAACCGTACTTCGCTTTGCTCGTACCCCTGTACCTTAGCATAGCGTTGACTAAACTCTTGAAAGTAGAAACTGCGATGACGTAACACTTGTCGTGCAATGTCTCGTGTAGTTTCAATTTCAACACACATATCAACCATGTCTAGTGGCGACCAATGCTTGTTATTAATAAGGTATTGAACAAGCTTAGATGCCGTAGCGCGGTTGTCTTGATTCTCTGGATTACTTACACGTGCCATGTAAGCTACCAAATCCTCACCTTCAGGAGTTGACCAGACTAGTTTTACCTTGCTCATATTCTTTTACCTGTAGTTTCCAATCTTTGTTGCGTTCGTTATTAATAACTTCCCGCTTCCTATTCTTCCCAATCTTCTCCAGTTCCATAGTCGAACGGCTCGTCTTCATCAAAGTCTTCTTCTGTGTCGTCATTTGCTTCAAAGAATTTATTGTAGTTTGCAACTAGAACATCTGGTAGTAGATTGATAAAATCTTCTACACTCAGTCCTAATGCAATGGTTAGTTCAACAGGGTCGTCAAAGTTCTCTTCAATGAATTGTTTTACTTTCCATAGCTTATCGTTGTAATTCACCGTATCGTCTCCCTAGGTACTCAATTGACAAAAACATCTCGTCAAAGTGTCCGTCGTTTACTTCATTCAGCATAACTAATCCACGCCAATGTTTGTTACTGAGTTGATCCATGTAACTCTCATCGTGTAGATAGTAGCTTCCTGCAATTATAGCACAGATTGGTTGACCATCTGCACGTTTACCGTAGGCTACTTGCTTTCCTTGTTGATGACCAGCAATGCAAGACATGTGGAGCTTACTAATAATAGCACTGGCAGTACCAGCGGGCCTACCCATAGCTCCAACAGGCCAATAATGGTTGAAACCAACACCATTGATAAAAACAGGATGGAGGAATTCATGTACTTCCCAATCTTTTTCGTAACATAAATCCTTGGTAGAGATAAGTCCATCAAGGGTTGGATTATTGTTAACTGCTCTATTGATGCGGTTCTCGTGATTGCCTAGCAGCATAACCATACGAGGCTTGTACGCCTTCTCTTTGTTCTTCTTCTGCTTACTCTGCAATTCACGTAGAGGTGCTAGCAATTGTTGCATAGCATTCTTAGCCACTTCAATGTCGTTCTTGTAACGCAGTCCTTCAAAGTATTTACTTCCTTTAACATCGTGCGTTGACAAGCTAGGCATATCGGCAAAGTCTCCTAAGTTCACCACAACATCAGGCCGGTAGTCCACAATGGCTTTCCCGGCCCATGTTAGATGCTCTGTAGGTACACCGTCCTTAATCTGACAATCCGGGAGCACTAGTATCTTCATCATCTTCCTCTGCTAGTTTGTAAAGTGGTTCCCAATAACTATCTACCCAACCCTGTACACGTTCATGTACACCTACATAGCCCACATTATCTAGAAACTTTGCAAACTCTAGAATGATGTTGTCCCACTTAGTGTCCGTTGAGAATGTGACAGCGTTATTAATAACTTTAATGTGTGGGTATTCAACGTCGTCAAAGATTGTCTCTTCTTCTGGTTGGCTCTCGCTGAAATGAAATTCAAAATGTTTACTCATGTTCATCTCCTTCAATTACTAAAAATGCTTTTACTGCTTTGTATTTACCTAGTTGATGGTTCTCTTGATATTTAATCTCACGAT